GTGACTGGAGTTCAGACGTGTGCTCTTCCGATCTGATGTGTTGGAACCGACACTGCGTGGAGAGGGTTCGCAATTTTGGATAATTTTTAATCCGCGTTTGGTGACTGATTTTGTCTACCGTAAATTTGTGACGAATACGCCGACAGACACGATCAAGCGCAAGATAAATTATACTGAAAATCCGTTTCTATCATCGACAATTCTGAAGGTTATTGCGGCAAAAAAGTCGGAAGACGAAGACGAGTACCGGCACATCTATCTTGGTGAGCCGCTTCAGGATGATGATCAGGCAATTATCAAACGGTCATGGATCAATGCAGCCATCGATGCACATAAAGTGCTGGGCATTGGATTGTCCGGTCGTAAACGGGTTGGATTTGATGTTGCTGACAGCGGGAAAGATAAAAACTCACTGGTGATGGTCCATGGAATAGCGGCGATACGAGTTGATGAGTGGAAAGGTCGTGAAGACGAATTGTTGAAATCTGCAAGTCGGGTTCATGCGGTTGCACGTATTGCCCGGGCAGAAATCGATTACGACAGCATAGGCATTGGGGCTTATGCCGGGTCACACTTTAAAGCGTTGAATGAAGAAAAGAACTGCAGCATTCCATACTTCAAATTCAACGCCGGTGGTGAGGTTTTGAATAAGGACAGGCACATTGATCCAGATGACATCCACTCACCCTTGAATGTCGATTTCTATTCTAATGTGAAAGCGCAGGCTTGGTGGGAGGTGGGTATTCGATTTAAAAACACATTCAATGCTGTGACAAAGGACATGAAGTTTGATGAAGCTGAATTAATCAGCATATCGAGCGATTGCGCGCATTTGGAAACCTTGATTGATGAATTGGCCACGCCGCTTCGTGATTTTGATACTCATGGGAAGGCAAAGGTCGAAAGCAAAAAAGATTTGGCGAAACGGGATATTCCATCGCCCAATAATGCAGATGCTTTCATCATGGCAAATGCACCGCGTGCAACCGTACCGCGCGCACAAATAACACAGATAGGCGGATTGTATTAATGGATATTGCTAAACATCCGCTCTATTCGGATTTTACTGATCGTTGGCGGGTTATGCGTGATGTGGTCGAGGGGGAAGATCAGGTTAAAGAGCGAGGGGATGAATACCTTCCAAAGCCGGACGGCATGAGCGACCCTGCGTTTACAGCTTACAAAAAGCGTGCAGAGTTTCCAGATATAGTCGCATCAACTATTCGCGGAATGGTTGGATTAATGACTGAACAAGACCTGGCGATTGAATTGCCAAAAGCCTTGGAAGGGTTGCGCGAAAAAGCGACTAAATCCGGTGTCACACTAAACGGATTGTACCGGCGCATTATCCGCGAGGTGTTGATTGCCGGCCGCTTTGGATTGCTCTCGGACTTGGATAGTGAAGGTAACCCGATCCTTTCCGGATACGTTGCAGAAGCCGTAATGAATTGGGATGTCGATGCGGATGAAAATCTGTCGTTGGTGTCACTCAATGAAACAGAACAACGTCGAAGTGATGACAATGTATGGGGCGAACACGGTGCTTGTCGCGAATTATCCATTGTTGACGGTGTTGCGATGTATTCACTTATCGGCAGTATCGCGGGGCGTTCAGATGGTGATGAATCTGAACTGGTTCCACTTTCGAAGAAAGGCAACCGACCACTGGATTTTCTGCCATTTGTATTTATCGATACGAACGACCTGACACCGGAACCTGACGAAGTACCACTGTATGGTTTGGCGCGATGTGCAATTGCTCTGTATCAATTGAGTGCCGATTACCGAAAAACACTGTTTCAAACTTCACAGCCGCAGGCATGGATAAGCGGGATTTCTCCTGATGACGCACCAAAAGTTGTTGGTGCTGGCGTTTGGGTGCTGCCTCAAAATGCGCAGGCTGGTTATCTTGAATTCGCCGGAGCCGGAGCCGGGGCGCAACGTCAGGCTATGACAGACAAACGATTGGAAGCCGTTCAACTTGGGGCGAAATTATTTGAATCTACCAATAACTCGGCAGAATCGGGCGAGGCTTTAAAAACGCGGTTTGTTTCCGAAACGGCGACGCTAAAAATCATCGCAAAAACGGCTGCATCAGGGCTGGAAAAAGCTTTGAAAAATCTGGCGGTTTGGCTTGGCGCCAATCCTGACGAAGTTGTCGTTAGGCCCCATACGGATTGGGCCGATCATTCGCTCGACCCCAATGGTATAAATTCGCTGGTTAACTCTTGGCAATCGGCAGCCCTGCCCAAAGAAGACATGTTCTTAAAGCTGCAGCAGGGTGGAATTATCCGACCAGAATTAACGTTTGAAGAGTACGAGGGTGCGCTTGACCAAGAGCCGCCTCTAATCGGAGAAGCGCAATGAGTGTACTCGCTATGCAGGTTCCGTTGGCAATTCCAGAACTCTGTCATCCAGACTTTGGGGTGATTGAAACGTCTCATTCAGAGTTCCGCGCCCAATTGTTTGCAATGGGCCATGCTGTTGGTGGCCTCACATGGACGCAAAATGACAACAACGGTGTTTATCAAATTACGGCGGGTGGGGCTGTGATAAATGCTCGGCCGTCCCAGCTATTGGTTCGAGCCGCATCCGGTAGGTTGAGCGCGATGTCCGCCACGAAGTTCAAACGGAAGTACGAGGAGGTTTAGTGCCGACTGCCAATGAGGCGCTGTTAGATGCAAATATTGCACATGCAATAGGTCTTGAGCGATACAGCCTGCATGTTCAGCGCAAAATCATAGCGCTTCTTAATCGCGTTGATGCTGACTTGGTTGATCAAATTCGTAAGAATGATGCAGCGTTAAAAACTGGCTACAGCGCAGATCGTCTGAAGGCTATGCTGGACACAATTCGAACCATAAATGCAAATGCGTACCGAGCAATCAAAAGCGAACTGAACGGCGAGGTTCGCGCGTTAGGATTGTATGCCGCTGAATTTCAGGTCAGGGCGATTACAACCGTGGCGCCAGTCGTAACGAACATGGTTGTTCCCAGCTCAGCCACATTATACGCCGCTGCGATGGCGAGGCCATTTCAAGGTGCATTACTAAAAGAAGTGTTTGCCGGAATGGAGCAGGCGGCGTTCGGCCGGGTTAGAAATGCTATTCGAATGGGATATGTTGAGGGCGAAACCACAGATCGGATAGTCAGGCGAATTGTTGGAACCAGATCGGCTGGTTACCGGGACGGGATTACCGAAATCAATCGAAAATCCGCAATTAAGGTTGTGCGAACTGCGCTCTCGCATACTGCCAACGTAGCGCGTGATGAAACCTACAAGGAGAATTCAGCGGTAATAAAAGCGCTGAGTTGGGTTTCCACTTTGGACGGTCGGACGACGCAAATTTGCCGGGACCGTGATGGTAAGCAATACACCCTGGCTGGCAAGCCAATCGGTCATTCATTGCCGTATTTGAGTGGGCCGGGGCGCGCTCATTGGCAATGTCGTTCAAGTTCGTTTCCTGTGCTGAAAAGCTGGAAAGAAATGGGAATTAATCTGAAGGAAGCGCCCGCTGGGACGCGGGCTTCACTGGATGGGCAGGTTCCGGCCAAGACAACCTACTACGAATGGTTGGCCGCTAAACCGGCGTCATTTCAAAATGGCGTATTGGGAAAGGGTCGAGGCAAATTATTCAGAGGCGGTAAGCTTCCGCCTGAGCGCTTTACGGATCGCAGCGGCAAAGCCTATACTCTTGATCAATTGAGACAACGTGAAGCCAAAGCTTGGGAACGTGCCGGATTATGAGCGAAGAACTAAATCAGTTCAAAGTGATCGAAGGTGGCGGTAAGCCCAAGCCTTATCGAAAGCGTGTTCGTGGTCAGTCGGAGCCTTTGATTTGTAAATGCGGTTCTGCCGCCAGCGTTGAAGTCAGGCTTGGCCGGATGATCCGGGATGGTAAGCCGGAAGGTGGCACCAAACAAATTCGCTGTGCCGATTGTGGAACAGTGCTTATCTGAGTGATACTTCAGAAACAATCGTTAGAAACGTAACCCGCTTGGCTTGATGTCATAGCGGGTTTTTTAATGGGCGGAACCCGCCTGCAACTCTGCAATGCAGAAACAGAAGGACCCAAAGTCAATGGCTTTGAAAGTAATATTAGACAATCTCGATGACGTCGACGAAGCGTTAAAATCTGTATACCAACAAGTCGACGGAA